TATACCAAATTCCTACCCTTGTGCAATTCTCCTGCATCAATCTGGGCATGTAAGTTTTTTACCAGACCACCACCAACAGAACCTTTCAAATACCCAGTTCTAAATCCATGCCCCTTTACTAGCTGCTTCTTAACCCAGTCAGAACCCAAAATTGCAATATCAAGCAATGAGGTATTCAATGCTTTGGCAAGCCTCTTATTTGGGCTACTGAATATCGGCCCTGACATCTTCACTTCATTTGCCATTAGAAAAACACCAGACTATCTACCGTTGCGGCTCGATATTCTGCTAGGGCTTTCAAAGTGTTAAGAGCTTCTAAGTCACTACGAGTGACTCCCATCTCTCCACTTCCAAAAGCATTAACCACGCCCATATCTCTATCCCGAAAGAAGATTTTGCTTAAATCCAGACATACTTGAACTACAAGCTCTGGATAAAGGAATTTACTGGCATTAACTCCACCAGAATGAGTAGCGGCTGTGGTTCCATTAACGCCACGTTCACATGTGAGAGTGTTGCCACTAATTGCAGTAATATACAACTGTTCACTATCAATTTTAATAGTCTGTGCAGAACCAAAATTGCTGGCGTTGGTCACACTAATGCTGTTCGTGGAGGAGCTACTGATAGCGTCAGCCGTAGTGACAACACTCGTATCATTAGTATAGCCCCATTCTCCTGTAATCAAAAGGGTCTGTTGACCCCCATGAAAACCTTTTGCTGTGTCCTCATTTAAACGCAGAACCTTTTTAGGAGAGGAGTTATATGGCAATAGCCAGTAATCATTGTCATACCCCTCTGTAAGGGTCTCTGATGTAGTTCTAGCAGTTTGCTTATATGAGGTTACAGTTGTTGCTGAAATTAACCAATCATCAAGAGGTAACGAATTAACATATGCAACTTGGGTTCCAATAGTAGAACCCCCTGTAACATCTCTTAAATTCTGTCTGGATGAACGCAACGCACCAGAGCCAATATCAAAATAATGGCTCTCAATTCTAGGGCCGAAACTGGTCATCCCAACATAATTATCAATACGCCTTGATGATGCTTCTACTATTCGCTCTATTATTCCACTATCACTAGTCCAGTTTGAAGCATAGGAAGTACCTGCAAGGTATTCCCTTAAATCATCTGTACTGGCATAGGTGTGTCTAGTGACCACTATTTATTCTCCGTTGTCTTCTTTGCCTTATTTTTAGGCTTGGCGGCTTGCTTCACCTTTAATAATTGAAAATACTCTGCGTAATCTTTTGCCTGTTTTGCAGGCATCATGTACTCATTACCTTCAAGGTAGGTAATACCAACCGCTCCAAGCGTCACGGTCTTAATACACAGAATTTTTACTTCTTTCGCTGTAGTCATAAAATACCTCGATGGGGACTAGGCAGGAGAGAAGTCCATTAAACTTTCCCACCTAGCCCCGCTTATTAAATTTTTAGTAGTGGAGAGGCTCGCAAGTACCTCTCCACACTAACCACTACTAACTAGCAGCGGCTCGGCACATCTTGAAAGCGGCGGCAAGACTCAATTGTCCATCGCCTCTTCTGCTCGCAAAAAATCCTATCTGGTCCGATTCTTGGTACAAGGAATCGTTTCTGCGGATTGTGAATCCGGCTCTATCAAAAATCACGTACTGCTTGAGGTCGCCGAATAAGGCAATCCTCTCAGTAGCCGTGATGGTTGCACCAAGACCGTGAGCCGAGTCGACCATTATATTTGGCCTACCAAGTATGAAATTGGCGGGAGCCTCTGTCAGACTAGAAATAGCATGAACCCCTGCCGCTGTTGATGCGATACTCGTAATGAGTGACGCTATCGCAGACTTCATAATCCAACTGGCATTAGACCTGAACTGCTCCTCAAGGGTGAAGTAAATTCCCGTTAGGTCGGCGGCGACAACGCTGGTGGTATTTGCCATCGTGTAATCGGAAGGACTGGCGCCCATTATCCCAGCATATTGAGTCGTGCCGTTTCCGCTGATTATTCCCACGTCTTCAAATCTTCCAGCGGCTTCTTGAAAAATCTGGGAAAGCATAGCTGGCAAGTTAATAGCTGAATCGTCCAGCAATTCTCTTGTCACCTTTACTAATCCTCCAGACTTTTCGAGACTGAACGCAATCTGTCCAACCGTTGGGGTCTGGTCGCTATATGCCGCTTCCTCAGCGATTGCCGCCCAGCTTGCAGATGCAAGAGAGGGAATATACCCATCCTTGCTGGCAACTCTGATGACATTACAGTACGGGCGTAATCGTCCACCCGGGACTCCGGGGTCATGCACCACCTGATTTATAAACTCTTCTGGAACAAAGAATCCGCCCTCCGCATCTGTGTCCTCTTGCATGGCCTTCCGCTCATCAGGCGTAGCAGTCATCTGGAACGCCGCTTCGGACGGTGCTTTCATCCACTTAATAAAAGTATCTCTCTGGAATCGAGCATGGTCCTTGATGTTATCTCCCATCTGGTCCTGTACCCACACAGGTTGAGCCATTGCGGGTAGACCCTTTACCCAAGTCTGAGGCTTATAGTCAGCCTTGGTCTTTAAGGTCGTATCGTCAGGGTTATATTTCTCCACATCCTTCGACGCAATAGGGACCGTGTTCATGGGCTTATTGTAATCACCCTTCAAAGCATCAATCTTGGATTGAGTATTATCAACATCCTCGGCCTTTTCCATTTCCTGAGTAGACTCTTCAACCATTCTCTGAGCCTCTTCTATTTTCCCTTCTGCAAGAGATTCTTCTGCTTTTTTGAGCAGAAAACCTGCATGCTCTCTCATCTCGCTTGTTCCCATTTAAATACTCCTTTTAGTATTTCTTAGGTTTTTTTCTTTTAGGCATTATTGCCCCCTGTACTGAAGTTTTAATTTAGCAATCTCCAGTTTGACCCGAACCTTTTCAGCGCCTGAGGCAGTTTCTTCAACCGTGTCAGAGGCATCAATTTCGGTTACATCAACTAATAAGTTGTTATCAGATTTGGCAGAAATGGTTTGAGTCTGCGGAGAAGCTCCACGAATAACGGTACTAACTTCAACCCAATCCAAATCTTTAATTCTACGTGTTTGATTTTTACCTTCACCTTCATATTCCCATCCTTCTTCTGGGACATTGAAGCCAACAGACCATTCACGAACAAATCCACCCTTAATATTACTGAAGGCTTCTCGTCCTGATTGTGTCTCTAAATTCATTTGCATTAAGGTATGCAACCTGTACTCGTCTTCTGATATATGAACAGGTCGGGCTGATAATACTTTTCCTACTATTGCCTGACTGTCATGGCCTGCAAGTACAGGAATGGGTAGATTCTTGGCAATCGAACCGTTGAAGGCTACTGGGTCGACAACATCGCCATCTGAATCCACAACACCCATAGAGTTAGTAAATGCCTCTATCAATCCCTGAGTGGCGTCCACCTCTTTAATGTCTGTAGTTATAGTTTTCTTTATCATGCTAATACTCCTTCTGGCTTGTATCCTCTCGGCATAGGAACCCAACTTAGTGTTCCATTTGGATGGTCTAATATATTGAATGCATCATTAGCCCTGTAAACTTGTCCATCTCTCTCAATACATGTCCTGCCGTATGGGTCTCCTGATGGGACGTAAGTGTCATGTGGGTCTCCATCTACATCGTATGCCCTGACATACTCAAAGCCCTGATTTCTGAAAAGATTAATACTGGTTAAATTCTGGCTTCTCATCACTTCAGTTCTTGCAATTAATTTCGCCCTTTTCTTGGACTCATTCATAAGAGAGCGAATACCTGCAAAATTATCAGCAGGTACTCCTCTAGCCAGTTGGTCAATACTGTAACCACGCTCAAACGCCATCTGTATGAGCTTCTGGACGTTTTTCTTGGTCGTGTTGTGGATTAATGTTGCCCTGACAGGTGATTCAGTTAATACGCCTGCCACAATAGGAGATGCCTCAGACCATGCAACATCACCTGCAACACCACTAGCATTAATTATTCCAAAGGTATTCTTAGATACATCCAGAAACATCCTGTAGAGAATTTCACTTAAATTACCTATGTCGGCATCTGGAACTAAATCAGCGGCAGAAAATGGGTATCCTTTTGCCTTGTCTATTTCAATATCTCTGGATAAATTCCGCCCGATTATTCCATCAGCCCTGTTCTGTAACTTTGTAAAGTAGCCCTCAAGGATAGGTGTCCATTTATCAGATAGCTCATCCCTGTTATTGTTTAAAGTTTCCCCCATTTTGATTCCTCTGGGAGCTACTGGAGCTTTTGCTTTATCGGCTGACAATAATGATTGGAACCCTGTCGGCAACGCAGTCTCTAAACTGGGATTCATAGACTCGATGATATTAGAGGGAAGCCTTCTTACTTCTCCTTCATCCACAGCCGCTTGTCCTACCATTTCTCTGGCTTCATTCAGAGTAATTATTCCTGCATCAAATAAGGCTGTTGCCCTTGCGTCTGTACTTTGCTTATCATCCAAGAAACTACGGATTTCAGACAAATCAACAGCAATTTTTTCGTTACTTCCTGTATCAATGCAGTAATTAAGAAACCTGACCACCCTGTTAATTAATGGCTCTAGGGTTTCACTATGAAAACTGAATCTAGCTTCTCTGTAATTAGAGAATGTACTTCTCTGAAGCCCTACATTCGCCGATATTAAAATAGGCGGAACTCCAAGAACAGAACATATACGAGATTCTGTGTGGTTGTGCAGTTCTGTTAATGCCATGTCAGAAGGAGCAGATGCCATCTGTTGGTACTCAGCATCATCATCTAATACGGCTATTTTATGGAAGTTGCCTGTTCCCCCGAAACTACTCCGCCATCTTGCCCTGATTCTGTTGGCATCTTCCTGATTTGTTAGCCTTCTTTTAACTTTAAGTAATCCAGATGGAACACCTGCATTTTCAAAATATACTTTGGCAAAGTCTGTCATGCTCATATCCAGATTGATAGTCTTTGCCAGTACATGTAATGGACTCAGGCCATACAAGTCCCCTGATGGGTTCGGAAATGCTATATGTCCAACATCTTCTTTGTCTAGAAAATATTCT